CAATGCGTTCGATACCGCTGATGCTTCTGGCACTGGATCGACTAATATTTCTTACGTGTCAAACCACACCCAAGTAGCATCTTTCTATGATCAAATGACTACTTCTGCACAACTTATTACGGGTGGAGTAAGAGGTCAAAAAGCACATTATTTTGGAGTCACCGCGGTGGCACTTGCTAACCAAGCGCGCGAGTCCGGAGCGATTGGTAGTTATAGATTAATATTTAGTAGATCAGGACAAACCGATATCTCCGTAGATATTATATGTGATATAGGTGCCGTTGCAGATGGAAGTTAATTATGGACCATAAAGATAAAAAAACACCCGAAGAAAAGGTAGAGTATGACTACGATTACTCTCGCGCTACATACTATGAACTGATTGAAAAGGGTAAAGAGTCTCTTGACCTTATGATCGAAGTTGCTCGTGAATCAGAACACCCTCGTGCGTTTGAAGTGTTATCAGGTATGGTCAAAAACATATCCGATGTCAACGATAGACTGATGGATCTGAATAAGAAACAAAAAGAAATGACAGCACCTACTAAACACGAAGCTAAACAGATTACAAACAACAATGTGTTTTTAGGAAGTACAACTGATTTACAGCGAATACTAAAGAATGAAATAAAGGTGATTGCACAAGATGACACAAGCGTTACGAATGTCGAATGAAACATATCAATACAATCATCTTGTAAAAAAAGACGGGGTCGTTCAGGAGTGGACGCAAGAACAGGTTATAGAGTATGCCAAATGCATGGGGGATCCCTCGTACTTTGCTGAAAATTACATTAAAATCATTTCATTGGATAGCGGTTTGGTTCCATTCGATCTGTATCCATATCAAGAACGTATGTTCGAGCATTTTAACAATAATCGGTTTAACATTGTACTTGCTTGCCGACAATCTGGCAAGTCAATTTCGTCTGTCGCCTATATTCTCTGGTATTCAATCTTTCACCCCGAAAAAACCGTTGCTGTTCTGGCTAACAAAGGTTCCACTTCGAGAGAAATGCTCGGACGTATCACGCTTATGCTCGAGAACCTTCCGTTCTTTTTACAGCCTGGTTGTAAGACTCTCAATAAGGGTAGTATCGATTTTTCTAATAATTCTAGGATTGTTGCTGCTTCTACCAGCGGTTCTTCTATTCGTGGTATGTCTGTTAATCTGCTCTATCTCGATGAGTTTGCTTTTGTTGAGCGAGCAGCTGAATTCTACACATCAACATACCCCGTTGTCTCCGCAGGAACAGACACCAAAGTAATCATCACATCAACCGCAAACGGTATCGGTAATATCTACCATAAATTATGGGAAGGCGCAAACCAAAAGACTAATGAGTTTGTACCGTTTCGAGTTGACTGGTGGGATGTTCCAGGACGTGATGATGTTTGGAAACTCGAAACAATCAACAACACAAGTCAAGTGCAGTTCGATCAAGAATTTGGAAATTCTTTTCACGGCACAGGGGACACCCTAATAAATGCAGAGACGTTAATGTCATTACGAGCAAAAACGCCTCTGCGGGTCTTAGAGGGCGGTCTATTGTCCATCTATTCAGAGACTTGCGCAAGCCACGAGTACATCATGACCGTTGATGTATCGAAAGGAAGAGGTCAGGACTATTCTACGTTCACTGTTATTGACATTACGACACGCCCTTTTAGTCAAGTGGCTGTGTATCGGAACAATACTATCTCTCCAATACTCTTCCCTGAAATTATTTATAAGTATGCAGTTTCTTACAATAATGCTTATGTTGTAGTAGAAGCAAACGATCAAGGCGGTGTGGTCTGTAATGGTTTATATTATGATCTCGAATATGAAAATACGCATGTGTCATCGCTAATAAAATCTTCACATATTGGTGTGGAGATGAACAGAAGAACGAAAAGACTTGGTTGTTCTGGTTTTAAAGACGTTTTGGAGTCTGGAAAATTAGAATTGTGTGATGAAAATACTATATTAGAAGTGTCGACTTTCATAGGTAAAGGGCAGTCGTATGAAGCGTCAGACGGTAATCATGACGACCTAGTTATGAACCTTGTTTTGTTTGGATATTTTGTTACGTCCGAGCAGTTTTTAAACCTTACCGATATTAATGTTAAAGACATGATGTTTTCTGAAAGAATAAGAGCCATCGAAGATGATGTTGTTCCTTTTGGATTTATTGACACGGGTGCTGACGCAATAGCAGCATATGAAGCAACGCAAGAAGATCAAGATCGATATGCTTGGCAAGTAGTGCATGACCCTGAATTCTGATTTGTATAAATAAAGTCATTGAATTCCGTATTATGAAACACTTATCATAAGCAAATCGAAAAGGATACTAATATGTCACTCTTTAATCCAAATGGGTCTCCTAGTGTACTTGTAAGAGAGGTTGATCTGTCTAGCGTAGTGCCGGCAGTCTCAACCAGTACAGGTGCATATGTTGGAGAATTTAATTGGGGTCCAGTAGGTACACCAATTCTGGTGGGCAACGAAGCAGGTTTGGTAGAGGCATTCGGTGCTCCGACCTCAACTGATACTTCGTCCCCTAGTTCTGTTGATTTCATTTCAGCAACATACTTCTTAAAGTATGGGCAAAGTTTGTATGTTTCTCGAGCAATCGACGAAACTACCGCTAAGAACGCAGGAGACGATGCCGTAATTTTTGTCGCAAACAAAGAAGTTTTTGATGAAAGTTCTTTAATGTCTTCTTTTACCGCCAAATATCCAGGTAAAATAGCGAACTCATTATCAGTTCACGTTTGCGGGGACTCTGATCAGTTCCTCTCGTGGGGCGTTGGCCAACCGTGGAGCAATGTTAAAGGTGCTTTTGACGGAGGTCCAGATACTTCTCCGGTAGTTGCAGCGGCAGGCGGAACAGAAGACGAATTTCATGTTGCGGTTGTAGATTCGGATGGACTTATTACTGGTACAAAGGGCACAATCCTTGAGACTTATGCTTATCTTTCTGGCGCTAAAGACGCCAAAACACAAGACGGCGCAAACAATTTTATTGTTGACGTAATTAACAACAAATCTGAATGGGTTTGGATGAGCGAAGCAAAAATTGTCGCGGCAGCTTCTGATAAAGGTTTCAGCAAAATCGGCGACTTAGTGAACGACTGGGGAGCATCTCCACACACTAACGTTAACAACGGTAGATACAATTTATCTGGAGGATTGAACGCAGCTGCAAGTGTTGGCGATTTTCAGGAAGCATGGGACGTGTTTTCTGACGCAGATAAAGTTCAAATCGACCTTGCAATAGTAGGCAACCACGCTACAGTAGAAACATCAGTTACTATGACAAATTATGCAACTGCAATTGCTGAAGGTCCAGCAAGAAGGGATTGCGTAGTAATTGCATCTCCTCCAAGAGATATAATTATTGGAGCATCGCCTACCTCAGCTGTTGATGAAACGGTTGGATGGTCTAATAAATTAAATGCTTCTTCTTATCTGATTACTGATAATAATTATCTTAAAACTTATGATAAGTACAACGATAAATATGTTTTTATCCCCGCAGCATCTTCTACTGCTGGTTTAATGGCAGCAACTGATAGAGTAGCGGCGCCATGGTTCTCTCCTGCTGGTCAAAGAAGGGGAAGATATATCGGGGTTACTTCTTTAGCATACACGCCAGATAAAACACAAAGGGATACTTTGTATAAAGCAAGTGTGAATCCTATCGTAAACCTTCCTGGACAAGGTGTTTTGCTTTATGGTGATAAGACTAAAGAGGCGAGACCTTCTGCGTTCGACAGAATCAATGTTCGAAGGTTGTTCCTCGCAATAGAAAGAGCAATTAAACTTGCATCAGCAAATGTTTTGTTTGAATTTAATGACGAGTTTACTCGTGCTGAATTTGTAAACATCGTTGAACCTTTCTTGAGAGAAATACAAGGAAGAAGAGGCATAACTGATTTCTTAGTTGTTTGTGACGAAACAAACAATACAGCAGCAGTTATCGATTCAAACCGATTCATAGCAAGTATGTTTATTAAACCTGCTCGCTCAATCAACTATGTTACTTTGAACTTTGTTGCAGTTAGAACTGGAAT